CGGGACATTTCCATAAAGCCATGCTGGGCCTGGCTGGTGGAGGGCAAGAGAGTCTCCTACGCGATGATGATCGTGTTCAAGGCGAGAAGTTCGCGCTGCACGGCTGGGTCGTCGATCTTCCTGACCCTTGCCTTCACCTCATTCATCACGTCCGTTCTCTTCGCGATTGCCTGCTCGCGCGTCATGATGCCGCCCTGAGTGCCCGGCTGAACCGCGTTCACGAACTTGTCCTCGCCGATCGCGGCGCCGATCATGCGGAACATCTCCATCACCTTGTCGTAGCCGAGGATACCCTCCAGGGCGTTGGTCGCGAGCTTCGCCGGATCGACGCCGAGTTTCTCCGCGATCACGGCTGCGGCGCGATTGGCGACGAAGGTATTAGCCGCTTCGTTCGGCCCCCAGTTTTTCTTGAGCGCCGCTTTCTGCTCGATCAATTTCGCCGCCAGTTCCGTTTTCTCTGCGGAATCCTGCGAGTCGAGATACTTGATGACTTCGTTTGTAACTTGCACTGCGGCATCCTTCGGCAGATTCAGCCTGAAAGCGGCCTCGCGCATGATGTTCTGGAAGCTTTCTTCGAGCGCGGTGCCATCGGCGAACTTGACCGGAGTGAAGTCGTACTCCTTTGCTTCCTTGGGCGCCCCGAGACGCTGCCAGACTTGTTTCCAGCCGAGCTCGTCCTTCGGATCTTTCGGCAGCCGCACGATCTGGTCCGCCGGAACGCCGACGTGCTTCTCGGCCGCTTTCCAGGATTTCGTGAGTTCGACCACAAGCTCCTGCGGAGTCTTGTTGGCCCAGCCTGCGTTCTGCCAGTGGCCGACCATCTCCTGATCGACACCCGCGACGCCGTCGTACCAGGGTTTCGACTGTTGCTGTTGTCCACCTTGCTGCTGTTGTTGCTGTTGCTGTCCGCCTTCAGGCATGATCGTCTTCCTTGGGTGGCTGAATTTGAATATTGTGCCCGCCGTATAGGGCAAACAACTGCTCGCTCGTCAGGTTGAGGTGCTCGGTGATGCGCAACCACACTTCGCGCCGACCTTCCAGGCGCGCATGATGCCGCTCGTCCTCGCTCCATGTGGGTCGAGTCGCCCGGCAGAATTTTGCAAGATCGCTGAGCACCGCCTGTCCCGCATAGTTCCCGAAGGCGAGAACGTAGGCGCGCTTGAGTGAAGTAACGATCCTATTATTTCCAAATGTGAGTTGATACCCGCGCCTCCGCACCTTGAGGGCGTCGATCGTGTGACGGTAGGCGTCAGAGAGGTCCATCTATGCCCCTTGCGTGAGTGGCGGTCCGGGTTGTGCAGGCGCTTGTGCGGGCGGAACCATCCCGGCTTTGGCCGCGACCGCATTCGCTTTAAGCATCGCAGCCTGCGCGGGCATCGCCTGGATTTTCTGTTGCTCTTGCAGAGCTGCCGCGCGTGCCTGGCGTTTCTGCGCAACCTTGTCGGGGCTCGCGGTCCAGGAAATCGGCGTGCCAGCAATGTCAGCCATCGCTGGCATCGCGGTATCGAAGTCCGCCCAGTCAAGATGCGACGGATCCTGCGTGACGGCGATGATCTCCTTCGAGAACTCCACCGCGCGCATGAATCCGGCGGCTTCCTGCGAGCGCATGGCGCGCGAGAGCGGCGACTGGTAGATCGGCTCGATGCGCTTTTCCTTCAGCGCCTCGGCAAGTCGCGGCGGCATCGGATCATCGCGGTCATCGCCGATCGCGGCCGAGACATCTAGTTCGCGCTCGATCATGTGCCCGAGGTCGTCCTCCTGGTTACCGACGGTGGGCGCGAGGAGAATTCCCTTCTGGTTCGCGATCTCGATCACTTGCGTCGCCGTCATCTGCGGCAAGTCCTTGAGATTCAGCGCCATCTGGAAAAGGTTGACGAGGAACGCATCCTCGATCAGCGCCTTCTCCATCCCCATCATCTCTTCCGAGATGCGCGGATCGCCCGCGGGGAGCACGCCGACGAGCGGCTTCCCGTCCAGGGACATACCGCCTTTGTTGACGGCTCCGGGTGAGATGCTCGCCCCGTCGATGATGCCGTCATCGGTCGTGAGGAGCACCGGATCTGCGGCGCGGTGCCCGACCTTGAGGTAGGTGCGCTTCTCGGCGTTCAGCGTCTTCAGGGCCGGGAGCACATCCATCGCGGGGGAGCGCCCGTTCGACTCGCCGGGTGCCTGCGCGTAGCGCGAGATTGCCGCCGGGAACTTGCGGTAGCCGCCCTCCTGCAGGAGCACCTTGCCGTTTAGTGAAATGTAGAAACTCGCAAAACGCTTGCCCTTCGTATCGAGACGCTCAGGATCGTAATCGGTCTGCGGGCAGACGCGGTGCAGGAAATCGTAGAGCATCTCGGAATTCTGCTGGAGCGCAGGCGCAAGAACCTCGGGGAAGCGCTCAGGCCCCCACTTCTCGTAAGCCTGGCGCGCGGTCAACTTGAACCACCTGCAGAAACCGTTGACGATGCCCTGGTGGTTCTCGCGCAGGAACAATTCCCCGGCAGGCACCGACTTGTAGCGGATGCCCTTCTGGTAGGGATGCTCGGCGGTATCGAACTCATCCACGAACATGCCCTTGATGCCGTAGGCGCCGAGTTGCCGGTAGCAGTTCTGCACCTGTCCGACAAAACCGGAGTAAGGCGCGTAGCGGAGCGCAAAGAGGCGCTTGGTCTTCCGTTCGAGCCACAGTCGCGTATTGCGGTCCTTCATCACGTAGTCATCCGCCACGTGCAGGCCGTGCCAGAACAAGTTCTTCGGGGTGAGAAGCGAATTGCAGATGGCGGCGAATTTGCCCAGGGCCATCATCCCGGAGGCGTCGACCTGGCGGTCGGTCTTCTTCTGCCCCGGCCAGTTGAAATTGCCGTAGAAGAAAGTGTTGCGCGAGTTCGGGTCGATGAGCTCGGCGATCTCCTCGTACTGCCCCGCAAAAGTGTTACGCCACGTGGTGAGCTGCGAGAATTCGCGCAGGGACTCGAACACGATCTCCTCCTCGCGCGGAGATTGCTTGCGGGGCGAGGCGGGAAGGGTGTATTCGGCCACTAGAACCGTTCCAGGATCTCGGCGACGAAAAACCAGAAGAGGCAAACAACGATGATGTCGCCGAGGACTTCCATCAACCCATCCCAAGCGTTTGCGGGAAGAGCGCCATCGTGGCCGCGCCCATCCCGCCGCCCATTGCCTGCGCCTGCCGCATGAGCTTCTTTTTACGCTCGATTTCCTGCGCGGCGAGCTGCTCGCGCAAGGTGTCGCCAGAGAAGTCGAGCGAAGAGGAGGCGGCCGAGTAGAGCGGCGCGGTGGACCTAAGCGGCATGACCGGCTACTCTATGCCCCGAAGTGTTCCTCGTCAACCCCGTGGGCGAAGAGCTGCCGCGGACGGGAGGATTTGACTTCCATCGGGCGCATCAACTCGCGCGCCTCCCCCGCACCGAGCATCATGTACTCGCCCGCTTCAACCGCGTGCGAGTACATGTTCTTGTCGCGCTTCGCGGACACAATTCCCTCCAACACGCCGCGCAACTTCTTGTACTTGAAGCCGCCCGCCAGTCCGATCCTCGCGACCTTGCACTGCGGATGCACGAGAAACCCGGGCTCGCCGTCGATCATCATGCGCATGTACTTCGCCGGCACTTCGCGGCGCACCGTCGGATCGTTGGTGGGCGCGGGTTTCGCCTTCACCCCGTGCGCAGCGAGGATGCGAAACACGTCCCGTTCTTCCGTGTCGGCCGACTGCATCACATCCCCGCTCGGATCGCCCGTGATCGAGGCGATCGGAATGTCCTTATAGTGCGTGCGGATGTGGATGCCGAGGAGCTCGGCAAAGCGCACGATGCCGAAGGCGTCCGTCACCACTTCCGAGTGCCAGCGCCAGGCGCCATTCGGGAGGCGCCAGCCGACGAGCGCCGCCGGCGTGTTGCCGAAATCAAGGCCGATGCGCAACTGGATTGCTCCACGTGGAACATCGAACTCGCGGCAGTGCGAGGAGTCGCTGTACTCTGGGTAGACGGGCGTCCCGTCCATCGCGAAGCCGTACTCCGCGCCGAGGAACACCTTGATCCAGTCTTCGCCCGCGCCATGCATCTTGTCAAGGTAGTAACCTTGCGGGAGGTTGGCGAGATTCTCGGCCGCCGGGTTCTCTATCCAATGCCCATCGCGCTTCACCAGTCCCCCCGGCTGTTTAAAGAACTCCCAGCCTTCCGGATGCTTATTCTCGGCGAATTCGTATAGCCAGTGCCCGGCATAGGGCATGTTGGTATCCCCGAACATGCCGTGCCAAGTCGGGCCTCCCTCCTGCATCGGCGGGAAGCGCCCACACCTGCCGTAGATCATCGTTATCAATCCGAACGGAATGTCCTTGCACTCGTTCAGCCAGGCAAAAGTAAGGGGCATTCCCCGCACCTTGTTGACACCATCCGGGTCATCCAGGCCGAGGAAGTACACATCGGACTCCACGCGCGTTCCGTCGGGCAGGCGAAAGCGCAGCTCGTGATGCGCTGGAGAAGCCCAGTTGAAATGCCCGAGCTTGCCCTGAAACTTGCCATCGGTGAGATCGAGCCAGTCCCGGAGCGCCGAAGCCTCCAGGTCGGTGAAATTGGTGCGCGTGACAAGCGCCGTGGTGCGCCGCGCGCCCGTTGAGTCCGGCCGCTGCTCGGTGATGATCTTCAGCGCCCGCATCGCGCTGGTGAAGGTCTTGCCGCTCCCCAGGGGCCCCTCGATGAAGGCGCGCCGCGCCTCGGTGCGCAGATACGCTTCCAGGATCGGCCCGCTCGTCTTGAAGCTGACCTCAAACTCTCGGACTCGCGTGCTCAGATCTCCCCCTCGCTCGGGTCAACCGCACTCGACTCGCCCGCCAAGGCCGGCAGCGTCCGCTCACCGAAGCTCAACCGCACCACCGTCTCGCCGGTGTGCTCCACCACCACCGCGTCCCCATAGCGGGCGCGATCCCAGCGAGCGGCCACCCACTGCCGCGCCCGAATCTCGAGCGCCTTCTGCTGCACGTCGTCGCCCTCGCGGTCGGCAATCTCCAGCATCTCGTCCGCAAGCGCATCGGCCTTCAGCTTCCGCGCCCCCTCGTAGATATCCTGCCGCCGCTGGTCAGAGGCAATCCACGCCCCCAAGCGCCCTGCAGGAACGTCCCACGCCTTGCAAATCGCAGCGAGGCTCTCGCCCTCCGCAATCCGCACCGCGAATTCCTCTAGCGTCTCGCGCTCACGCTCGATCAACGCGGCATAGCGCGCGATGCGGTCAGATTTGATCGGGGTGCTCATAGTACCAAGCGATACAACTGCACGCGGTGCCCGGAGCGGTGGCGCTCAGGCTCGCCTAGTCCGCGGTCGACCAGCACCAGCCCGTCCCGCTCAAGCGCGCGCAACATCGCCGACACCGAGCGCCTCTGATGCCCTGTCACCCGCGCAATGAACGGCGAACTCGCCGCCCCGGCCTCCAGCACCCGGCAGATATCGAGCTTCATACTCACCCGCGTGATTCTACTCTAGAAAATTTTTAGCGAAAATCGTGGGCGGATGACCCCACGCGCCTCGCTCGCGTGCAATCCGCGGGGTACGCCGGCGCCCACCCCGGTCTTTCACGTTCCATACGGCCCGAGCTCGCGGCTGGGAATTGCCGCAGCGCAGCGCTCGCTCTCACCCTTCTCCGAGCGCATATGGGCGTTATGTCAAATACCACGAGCACGGTTTCGCGGCAGTGCAGCACGGCGCACGGGTCGCTTTGGGTCGGATCACGCGCATTGCCAAGCGTCCTCTGGCGCGCAAAGGCTTGGACAGATTCCGGGTCGGATGGGTCGCTTTGGGTCACTTCTTTGCTTATAGGCTGTTATACGCGACGCTCGCGCGTAGGCTACTAATGGGAATAGTGACCCGAAGTGTCCAAGTGACCCTAGAAGTGACCCAGACGGTGCTCTAGCTGCCTGTTTGCGACAGTGCTTGACAAGCAGAGCTGCCGCCCTCCTAAGTTATCTGTCAGGATCTTGCCAGCTGCCTGGATCGGGCTCGTAGCCCGTGGCGCGGATCTTGAAGCCGCGATAGATGCGCAGGCCCCCGACCTTGGCCGCCGGATATCCGCGCGCCTCGAGTCGCTGGGTGAAGGTGCGATGGCTCATCACGTAGCGCTCGCCGCGGTCTGAGCAGTATGCGCTGAAGCGCTTGTAAGCGGCACCCGAGGGCGAGTAGGCGTCTGCTGAGATATCCAGCCAGTCGTCGATGAACTCGCCCAGCACATCGTTCATTTTCAAGTAGTTTTCCGTCGCTGCGGCTACAGTCTCTGGCTTGCCCAGTCCTTCGGCTTGCCAGCGCACACAGGCGCGGATCATCGATGCGAGGATCGCCGGGTACTCCGCGCGCAGCTTGTCTTTCAGGCCCGTATCGCGCTCGGCTTCCGGGATGGAGCCGGGGAATTCGATCAGATCAATACGCCTGCGCATGTCCTCGCCTACCGATTTCAGACTGGGCCGGTTGTTGCCGTAGATGAGGAGCTTAAACTGTGGATAAAACTCGATATCGTCCTGGCGCATCTTGTGGGCGGTGATCTTGTCGCGCCCGGTGAGCCACTTCAGCATTGCCTCGTCGAAGCGGCTGCCCTCTTCGGTCTCCGATGCGTACACGAGCCGCGCGCCCTGCAGCTTCGCTATCTCCTGGGAGTGGCGCTGATGCTGGGACTCGGTGAAGGCTTGGATGGCGATCGCGCGCCCGTAGTCGCCCAAAATGTCGGCGATGACCTTTATCAACGTGCCCTTACCTGAGCCGCCGACTCCGTGCAGGAACATGAAGCGTTCCTCGCGCACGTCCCCTGTCAGGAAGTAACCCAACCAGCGCCACAGGAAGTCGAGCATTTCGGCGCTTGAACCCGGCCGCGCCAGCACGCGGTCGAATAAGGGATGCGGTCCATCTTGCGACGCAACAAGCGTCGTCTTCGAGATGAGTTGACGCCTTTCCGACGCAACGAGCTCGCCTGTCCGCAAATCGACAATGCCGCCGGGCGTGCCGAGCAGCCACGGATCGGCGTCCCATGCATTAGCGCCCACCGCGACTTCGGGGTAAGCGCACGCTAGCCCCATGACTGCATTGACCGTTTTCAGTGTCGTAATGCGCAGGCGTTGGGAAGGCGTGGAGTCTGAAATGTGCTCCTGCATCGCTGACTTGCACAGCTCCTTAGTCTCCCAGGTGATGCGCTTGCACTCGTCCGGCACCCAGCGGATACCGTCCCATTTCGCCCACTGCAGCCACGCCGCGGTATAGCGCCAGTCGGCTCCGGGGCCGTCCGCGAAGCGCTGGGCGAGGGCGAACTCGGAGAAGGCGGGGAGTTGCTCGGCCTCGGGCTCGATTTCCTGCCGCGGCGCGCGAACCGTATTGCCGTCGACCACGCGCAGGGCAGGCTTGGCTGGCGCGGGCGGAGCGATAGCATCGGCAGGCGGCGCGTCTGCATCCACTGGCGGCGGTTCTGGCGCGTCCTGGGCTATTTGTTGCGGCGCGTCGTAGCTGATGATGCGGGCATTCGCCCAAGCGAGCGCTATTTCCGGCGTCCAGCCTACCGCGTCCTTGATGTCCCATTTGAGCGGCGACTCAGAGCCGTCCTTGGCCGGATCATCCGGATGCGGCTGCGTCTCCGGGTTGATGCCTTTCACCTTGACGGCGCCCGCCGCCCAGAGCAGGATCGCGAGGCGCTTCATCGCGTCCTTTCCCGCCTCGTCGTTATCCGGGATCAGCACACAATGGCGCCCCGCGAGCGGCGACAAATCCATCTTGGCAATCGCATAGCAGCCGGCCATCAGGCCCAGATGCGCACGACCGGGAAATAATTCGCGCGCAGCCTCAGCCTTACCCGCCGACTCCCAGATCCATACCTTGCGCGGGTGCTCACCCAAATGTTCGAGGCCCCAGAAGGGCCGAACGGATTCCGGCCACTTTGACTCCCAGCGCGC